TGGTGGTCCGCCGGCATGCGCACAATGCCCGACCGCGACGGCCGTGTGTGGCGACTCTCATGGAAGGACGACGAGCGCACGGCTTACAACCTTACGCAAGAATCCGGTCGCCGGCTGCGACACAGCGTGCGGGTGGGCAAAACAGGATCACCGATGACTGACGAACAATGGATCGAGATCGGGCGACGGTGCCCCAATTGTGCCAACCCGATCGGGTCGCTCGTCTTCGCGTTCCTCGCACTCCTCGCCCTAGCGTCACCCGTCGCAGCGTCGCCGCTATGCGCTGCCGCTATCGATCACGATTGGGGCGCGACATCGACGCCCGAGCCGTCATGGGCGCTCAAAACCTGCGAGCTCGTCGCCAGCGCGGCGGATCGCCATGACGTCCGAGCGGCGCTCGTGCTGTCGGTCGCTTCTGTCGAGTCGGATTTCCGGCCGTACGTTTGCAGCTCCTCGGGCGCTTGCGGAGCGCTTCAGGTCAAGCAGCGATACCATTGTCGAACGCTTTTCGGCTGGCGAGCGTGCTTGACTGCCCGCGCGCTCGTCGACGCTGGTGTTCGCCACCTCGCCGAGCTCCTCGACGAAATGCCCGAACGACGAGCGCTGCGATGTTATAACGCAGGGCGGCGCGGCTGCTCGAGCTCGCCGAAGGCGGGCGCCCGCTATGCGTCGGCGGTCGCTTCAGTCGAGAGGCGGATTCGATGACGCGGCACGCTATGATCACAGCAGAGGGCGAAAACCGGATTCGGCTCGTGCTTTATAATCCAGGCAAACCGACGCGCGAGGAATACCGGACGCGAGCGGGCGCTATTCTGACGCTCCATTACTGGGGCGCTCCGTCGCCGACAAAGGTGGTCGACCTCGCCATCGAAAACGGCTCGCAACGGGTCAGCCTATGACGCCGATCGACTTCACGGTCGACATTGCGCCGCACGGCAAAGGGCGACCTCGTGCCGCGTCAATCGGCGGCAAGGCTCGAATGTTCACGCCTGCAAAAACTCGAAATTGGGAAGCGTCCTTTGCGCTATTGGCTCGAAAGCACCGACCCGAGGAGCTCATGACGGGGCCGCTTCGCGTGGCAATCACGGCGTATTTTCCGCGACCTCAGAAGATGAGCAGGCGATCAAAGCGAACGGGCGAGCTGCTCGGAGGATATGAAGAAGGCCCGCTTCCGATGTCGTCACGACCTGACGCGGACAACGTCGCGAAGTCTGTGCTCGACGCGCTGTCGGACTGGTATCGCGACGACTCGCAAGTGTTCGCGCTAGCGGTTCGCAAGCTATATCACGGGGTCGACGCTCGACCACGGGTGCGAGTCACGATCGCAGAGTTGAGCGACTGATGACGGAGCCGCACCTCGACGAGATAGCGTGGGAAGATGTCGACGGGCTCGGCGTGCTTCGCGACGAGGTGATCGCGGCGCGAATGAACACGACGCCAATGGCAGTTCGGCTCGCGCGAAAGCGGCTCGGGATAAATCGGCGAACGGGTCCGACAGGCTGGCGACGACGTGTCGACATCATCGCCCGCGACCCTGCTTCGGCGTCAATCGCTGATGTGGTGTTCCTCGTCGAGTGCATCAGGGAGGCTCGACGACGTGCCGAGTCGACCCGGAAAGCGGCGGAACCGTGCCGCCTGCGCGCTAACCTTCGGGCGGCGCGTTGTGCGCTGTGGGCGTTGCACTGCGAAGAGTCGTCGCACGACCTCGAGGGACTGCCCGCGAGGATTTATCAGGAGACGATCGACGCGTTTCACCAGGCGTCGGGTTCATGGTGGCTGCGTCGCGCGATTGCTTGCGGTCATGATTTGGGATGGGCCGAGCGGAATGCCGCGCATGATCCCGCGCCCGCAGAGTTTCTCGCGTGGGCAATGCAGACGGGCAAGATCGACGAGCACGAGCTCAAAGCACGCCTTCGGGGCGACAGAGGTATTGAATGACAAAGAAAAAGCAGAAGCCGACGACGAGCGAACACGGCTCGATTGCGATTCCTGTCGGGCTCGAGCTCGTCAAGATTTCGGAGCTCGTGCCATACGAGCGAAACGCGCGAACGCACTCCGATCACCAGGTCGAGCAGATCTCGGCTTCGATGAAAGAATTCGGATTTACGAATCCGATTCTGATCGACGACGACCTTGGGGTCATCGCGGGACACGGTCGAATGATGGCGGCACAATCGGTCGGGCTCGTCGAGGTTCCGGTCGTTAGGCTGTCGCATCTAACGCCGACACAGCGCCGAGCGTACGTGCTCGCCGACAATCAACTCGCACTGAACGCGGGCTGGGATACCGACCTGCTTCCGCTCGAGCTCGGCGAACTGTTCGACGCAGGCTTCGACGTGGATCTGCTCGGCTTCGATGAGAAGCAGGTCGCATCGATGCTAGCGACCGAGGGCGAAACGGACCCTGATGACGTTCCAGAAGTGCAGGCCGACCCGGTGACGCGCGAGGGCGACGTGTGGGTGATGGGCAAGCACCGGGTGATGTGCGGGGACTGTCGTAACGCGTCAGACGTTGGCGCACTTATCGGAAGCGACCGAGTGACAGTGGCGTTTACTTCACCCCCCTATGCGTCACAGCGGAAGTACGACGAGACCACGACATTCAAGCCGATCCCTCCTGGTGAGTATGCGAAGTGGTTCGATGCAGTCCAGTGTAATGTCCTGAGCGTCCTTGCCGACGACGGATCGTGGTTCGTCAACATCAAAGAGCATTGCCACGACGGGCAGCGCCATCTCTACGTCAAGGACCTGACCATCACACATGTCCGCCAATGGGGGTGGCACTTCGTTGACGAGTTCTGCTGGAGGGACACGAAGAACGGCGTCCCTGGTTTTTGGAGCAATCGTTTCAAGGACGCGTGGGAGCCCGTGTTTCATTTCACCCGCGGAGGCGGTGTCAAGTTCAACCCATTGGCTAACGGGACTGCGAGCAACGCTGTCTTCGAGTACTCGCCGGATAACGGCACCGCGTCGACTGGCAGTGGGTTGCTCGGGTCGTCTCGGGCGTTGCCTTCTAGCAAAGGAGTCGCGCGCCCGTCGAACGTGTTGGAGATCGCATCAGCGTCCACTGGCAATCACTCCGCTGCATTTCCCGTGGAGTTGCCAGCGTGGTTCGTCCGCGCGTTTAGCGACCCCGGTGATGTAGTGTTCGACCCGTTCATGGGCAGCGGAACTACGCTGGTTGCGTGCGAGAATGAGTCCCGACGCGGCCGCGGCATGGAAATCTCGCCAGCCTACGTCGACGTCATCGTTCGTCGGTGGGAGGCTTTCACGGGCTCGAATGCGACGCTCGAGGGTGACGGTCGCACGTTTAAGGAAGTTGAGGGCGACGGCGGGCAATGATGGCAGCGGCGACGAGCTCGAATCGACAGTGTGCGACGTGCGACGAAAGTCTCGACGGACTGAACGCGCGGGCGAGGTACTGCTCGGCAGATTGTCGAGCCGAGGCAAAGCGCAAGCGCGACCGACGAGCGAAAGCAGACAAGCGAGCGGGCGTCGTCAAAACAGATCGGGCGCGCGCGCGCACGTTCGGATCGCTGTCAGAAGATCAAGTTCTGGACGCTATCGCGCAGGGGCTCGGCATAAAGACGTCGATCGCAAAGCGGCTCGGAATCAGTCGCGCACTGCTCGACAGATGGATCAAAGAAAATGCAACGGTCGCGGCAGCGTTCGACGAGGCGGTCGAGATTCTGCTCGACACCGCCGAGCACAAACTGATCGAGCAGGTGCTCGGCGGCGACATGAGGGCGATCAAATATCTCCTCGATACGAAAGGAAAAACGCGGGGCTATGGTCAGCCGAATCGGCTCCTCGTCGGCGTGTCGCAGCTCACGCCCGAGGAGCGGGCGTCACGCTTCGCGCGCGTCGCAAGGGCATTCGGGCACGAGTTGCCACCAGGCGGGCTCGAGGGTGTGATCGACGTTTCAGCGGTCGAAGATGGCGACTAGTCGAGATCTGATATCGGGCTCGGCTCGAAACCTCGCAGCCTTTGAGGAAGAAATGGCGATTCAAGCGGTTGAGTCGCTGCCGATCTTTTATCGCTGGGCGTGGGACATCATCGAGCCCGGAACGCGGCTCGAGTGGGGCTGGCACCATGACGCGATTTGCGAGCATCTCGAAGCGGTCAGTCGAGGCGATATTCGGCGACTGTCGATCGAGCTGCCGACAGGGTTCACGAAGTCGATCTCGTGCGCTGTTATGTGGCCAGCGTGGCAATGGGCGCGCGAGCCGCACTGGCGACTTCTCTGCTCGACTCACTCGCACACTCTCAGCAAGCGCGACAGCGGCAAGCGGCGCGACATCATCGTCGACCCGGATTACCGACGACTGTTCGCTTCAGGCTGGGCGCTCGACGTGTCGCGCGGTCATTCGGGCGACGCGCCGCAACGGTGGTCGCTCGCTGATGACCAGTCGGAGAAAGTGTTTTTCAAAAACACCGCGGGCGGGCACATGGTCGCGCTGTCGGTCGGCTCTAGCGTGACAGGTCATCGCGGCGACTGCCTGATCACCGACGACCTTCTCGACGTGCAGCGAGCATATTCCGAGCCCGAGCGTCAACGGGCGCTCGACCACTTCGAGCGCGTGCTTCCGACTCGCGTGAACGACTTGCGCTCGGCGCGATGGATTCACGTCGGGCAGCGAACGCATGTCAACGATCCGTCGGCGACCGCTCGTGACTGGGGTTTCGACGTGCTTTGTCTGCCGCTGGAATACGACCCGAGGCGATCGTGTGTCACCGTGCTCGGCTGGGAAGATCCACGGACGGAGCTCGGCGAGTCGCTCGACCCGATGAGAGTCGGAGCCGAGGAGCTCGAGTTTTTAAAGATGACGCTCGGAAGCAGAGATTTCGAGACGCAGCAAAACCAAAATCCGCAACCTGACGAGGGCGGAATCGTCAAGCGCGCATGGGTCGACCAGCGCGCGAGATATGGCGAGCTGCCTGGTGTCGTCGTCGAGAAAGGCGAATGGTGCATCAGCGTTGATCCGAAAGCGGGCTCGAAGAATCCAAAGTCAGCCTATGCCGTCATTCAGGTCTGGATTCGCCACAATGCGACGTTCTGGCTCGTCGACCAGCGTCGCGGGCGCTGGTCCTTTGTCGAGACGACGAACGAGTTGAAGGCGATGGCTCTCAGGTGGCCGAGGGCAACGCGAAAGCTTGTCGAGGCGAAAGGCGACGGGCTCGCGATCGTCGAGGTACTTTCCGAGCAGGTTCCGGGCGTCGTTCCGGTCAAGGTCGGCAGCGGCGACGGAGAAAAAATCGAACGTCTTCGGGCTGTGTCGCCGATCTTCGAGGCGGGAAACGTGCGACTTCCTGTCGAGTTTCCGAGCGCCTCCTCCGATAATAGCGTCGAGACTTGGCTTCACGAGCTCGTCGGCGTGCCTGGCGTTGTCTACATGGACCAGGTCGACACGACGACTCAGATGCTCAACCATTGGCGCGCGCGTGCATTCCGCCGAGTTGACGAAACGCAGCGGACTAGTAAACCTCGAAGGCGTGAAAGTCGCGGCTTCGATCGATTGGCGAGATTAAGTGGCAGATCAAATAGCTGACAAAAGTCGCGAGGCAATGCGCCGTTCTATGGAGCGAATCCGAGTCGCGCGCCCGCCCGTTCCGAAATACGCTCGACCTGCGCGTCGTGCACGGGTCCGCGAGGGCGAGCTCGCCCCGTACAAGTGGCGAGGCACTGGCGGGAGAGCAGGATTCGTCGACGAGATCGTCAACCGACACCCGCGAGCCGCTCGGGCGTGGTTCGACGTCGAGCTCGGAGTGATCGACGCACCTTGGGAAAACAAACCGTGTGAAGACGAGCGACCGATCGAGGCGAAGTTTCGCAAGCAGCTCGACGCGATTCTGCGCGACGAAATGCGAACCGACCTTTCGCAATCGATCGCAGGGCTTCAAGGAGGCTGGCAGAAGTTTTTAAGCAATGCCGCATCGATGTTGAAATACGGCGCCGCGCCTTTCGAGCGTAGCTGGTGGGCCGACGAGTCAGCGACCAGCGGCGACGGAATGCGGCTCGAGCTGTTCCACGTTCATCCGTCGTCAATTCAGGACTACAAGGAAAGCAACGGATTCGGGCTCGAGTACATCAAGCAATCGGTCGACGGCGGGACGCACCGAATACCAGCCGAGCGCCTGGTGTATATCGCGCCAATGGGCGCCGCGGGCGAGTACGAGGGCTGGACGCCCATGCGATCGCTCGGATTTATCGTCGAGCTGTCGTGGCAGCTTGCGATTTCGACGGCTCGACGCGGTCGGCTCGACGCTGGAATGTTCGCGCTCGAGGAAACCGAACCAGGCGCCGCCGAGCAGACGATCGGCGAAATCGAGCAAGCGCTCGACGAGCTCGAAGCAGGTCAGCAGCTTTCGGGATTTATCCCGCACGGAATGAAGCTCGACTTCCATTCGCCCGCCGCGAGCGGAACGAATCCAGTCGAGATTTGGAAATATGTTGACGGGCAGGTCGACCACGTCATCGGCGCATGGGTCGCGTCGCTCGGTCTGACATCGGGCAGCGGCTCGCGTGCGCTCGGCGACACGCTGTCAATTCAGGATTCGAAGCGATGGCGGCGAGTGCTGAATCTGATCGGCGCGGGCGTGTCGACCATGTATCAGGATCTCGCAGCCGACCTCGGATACCCTGCCGACGTTCGCGTGCCGACGCTATGCGTGCGCGACGAGGACGCGGTCGACCCTGCGCAACTGACGGCAGCAATTCAGGCGGGCGTGACGGCTGGAATCTTGCCAGTCGTGCCCGAGCTGACTCGGGAGCTAGGCGAGCGCGCGGGACTGTCGAAGGAAACCGTCGACGCGATGGTCGACGCGACATCTCGCCAGGTCGACTCGTTTTCGCCTGTCGACGCTTTGTCGCCGACGACCATCGCCGACGAGGAGCTCGTCGAGCCGACACCGACACCGACTGACGAGGCGTCGCTCGAAATGGCTGACGATTCGTTCTCGCCGCCCGAGGGCGTCCGCGCCAACGCTAAAAGGGGTTTAGAGCTCCGACGCGAGCACGGAAGGGGCGGCACCGAAATCGGAGTGGCTCGGGCTCGTGACCTGGCAAGCGGCGGAAACGTGTCGCTTAAAACGATCGGTCGAATGCGGTCGTTCTTCGCGCGTCACGGCGTCGACGAGCAGTCTCGAAGGGATGACTCGACGAGTGCTGCGAACATCGCATGGCTCCTCTGGGGCGGCGACGCTGGTCGGCGCTGGGTCGATTCGCAGAAATTCGACGCAATGTTTTCTGATGTCGTGTCGACGCAGGTCGGCGCCGACGATCGACCCGTTGAATTCTTTCGAGAGTTTGCTGACGTCGAAAGGGTCGTCGAATGGGCGACCGATAACGATCGACGGGTCGAGCTCGACGCGCAATATCAAGCGCGAATGACCGAGATTAGAGATCGACACGTTGAAGATCTTCGGGTCGCGCTGACTGATATCGGCGGGCTGACTGACTCGCAGCGTCGGCAGCTCCTCGACGTGATTCGCTTACAGTACACCGACGAATATACCGCCGCGATTCGTGATCACGTTTTCGCGGTCGAGCAGTCGACCGAAGCCGCGGGCGCTCGTGAACGCACTCGGGGTCGCACTGTCGGCGGGCCGCTTCCCGATAGTCGAGCTCGGGGCGAGTTGCGCGACTTTGCTGCCGCTCAGATCGCGGCAATGCGTCAGGGCATCGAGCGACAGGGAGAAACGGCAGCGCGTCGCGTTCAAGCCGACGTGCTCGACCAGGTCGAAGCGCAGGCGCCGCCGGAAACGGTGTCGTCGAGAATCGGCGGCAGGGGGCTATCAGTGCACGGAAATCAGGTCGCGAATCGTGGCGAGGGCGTTGGTCGAATCATCGACGCCGCGCTTCGTTCGGAGGCTGACGGGCTGGTTCCTGTCGAGGCATTCCGCACTTCCGTGAACGACAAAAACCGTTGTGGGACGTGCAAGCGACGAGACTCCGGGCAAAGCGGAAAGACGTGGGATCTGCGAACCGCCGAGGACGTGCAGCGGTTCATTGACGACCCGGAAGCGACAACGCCTGACCCTGACTGCGACGGCATGACGAACTGTCGCTGTGGTCACTTGATACGCTATGCGCGAGCCGAGCGCGTCGACATGTCGTCACCTTCGACCGCGCTCGAGTTTTCATCGCTCGAGGAGATCGGTCGAGCGCTGCGTTCCGCCGAGTTGCAGAATGACGCCGAGCGCGTACCGTTGCGCCAATGAGTGTCAACGAAATAACGATCGATCTCGCTGGTTCTCCTCGTGAGGATTCGAGCGGGCTGCTCTGGATTCACGGGCTATCGCGAGCCAGAATCGACTACAACGGAAAGCCGTTTCCGTTCGACGACGAGCTCGTGTTCGGCGAGGTTTTCGACGGGCTGTCGGCGCAAATCAACGAAGCGCAGCATCACCCGAACTATCAGGTCGACGAGGATCTCGCGGGACACAATCGCGGGCGCAGAACGTCAATCGCGGGCGCTGTGCGACAGGTTCGACGGGTCAGTCAATCAGATCTAGCAGCGCAGGGCGTCAGCATCTCCGAGCCCGAGGCTATAATGTTCGGCGTCGAGCTGAACGCTTACGGTCGCGAGCTCAAAGCTAAAGGCCAGCTTCGGTTTTCGTCGCTCGGTCTGAACGTGATTCGAGCCGACGAGCGGCTGAATCCCGACACGAATTCGCCGATCATTATGTGGTCGGCGTTCCTGCGAGAAATGAGCGGGACCGGGCAACCGTACTTGAAGCACCTTCGACCGATCGAGGAAACCGAACACCTTCAACTCGCCGAAAAAGGCGTCACAAACTACTCTGAATACATGATGATGAACGACGAACAACTTGCGGAGCTCGCGAAACGACTGAAGCCGCTCATGATGGCAGACGAGCCGTCGCCTGATGTGGCCGAGCTGAACCAATACGTCGACGACGCCGAGGGCAGCCGATCGGAAGTATTGGCACGACTGGCGACCGCGGCAGGCATCGAGGTTGGAGCCGTCGAGGCAATCCTCGCGGGCACGGTCGCAGCGACCGACGACCAGGTCGCAGCGATGAAGGCGGTTCTCATGCCACCAGCGGAAGCCGAGGCGGTCGAGGCGGTCGAGGCGATGGCCGAGCTCGCTGTCGTGCAGGCTGACAATCAGGCACTCCGAGCCGATTTTGCAAACCTGCGAGCCGAGCGAAAGCGCGAGAAAACGCGGATCACACTTCTCGACCGCGCCCGCGAAGATCGCGTTCGCGTCGACTTCTCAGCGACCGAAAACGCAAAAGCTTTTGAGCTCCTCTGCTCGCAATTCGAGGACGACGTCGAAACCTTCGAGCAGCTCTGGGCGCGACTTTCCCGCGACCAGCGCGACGGGGGCGGTCGAGCGGCACGAGTTCCGCAACGCGCATCAGATCAGCCGTCGTTTTCGGCAATGCCTCGCACGCCCGAGGAAGTCGCCGCGAACAAGATCGCCATTCAAAAGCATCGAGCCGAGCACAACTGCTCGTTTTCCGAGGCATCGGCAGCGCTGAAGCTCGCCGCGTCTCGCCGCTAACACACCAACAATCAGCAAAAGGTAAATCATGAACGAATATGGAATCGGGTGCACCGACGCAGGACTTTTCGACACGACACCGGGCGAGGATCTTTCCGCCTATGAAGGGTGCGGCGTATATTTCGACGGAACCGCATGGCAAGCGGCGTCGCTGACCTCGCAGTCGGTGACGCAGCTTCTCGGCTCCGACGAGGCAATCGCCGTCATCGTGCAGGGCGCCGAAACGACCGAAAAGCTCGAGCTCGCCTATGTGACTCAGCGCGGATATATCGAAGCGAAAGCAGGAACGGGCGGCGTGACTCAGGGCGATTACATCGTGACCGAGTATGCCGCGAGCGGAACCGACCGAGGCCGATTCATTTCGGCTTCCGAACTGCACCCTGGCATGTTCGTCTGGGGCAAGGCGATGAGCACGGTGGCCGAAGATGGTCTATTCATCCTCGACATGGGCGCCGCTTTCCAGGCTACGTCGATGTGGACTTCGACTCCGACTGCGATCACGGGCAGCAGTAAGACGCTGACCGCTGACGAGATCTGCTCGGGCGCAATTGCTCGCGATTGCTCTGGAGGTCCCAAAACTGACACGCTTCCGACGGGTACTCTGCTCCTCGCCGCAATGCAGGCGCGCAATTATGCGGCAGGCGAGCAAATGCGAGTCAGCCTGACGAACGTTTCGGACGCTTCCGAGAATTTGACGATTGCGACGGGCACCGATGTCACGCTCGTCACTTCGGGCGCCGACGCTGTTCTGGCCCAGAACGAAACCGCGATTCTGGTCTTCTCGATCGTCACGGTGTCGCCTGTTTCCATCGCCTGCCTCGCTTGCAAGGCTTAGTCAATCCCACGACCTCAAACACTGAACAGAACCATGGCCGATAATATCAGCTCAAATGCACTCGCCCGCGAAGACCTCGTTGGGCTGTTCGCAGAACGTCAAGGCATCAAATCCGCTCGCGGGCTCGATGTCGCGCCGCCACTTCCGGTCGATTCCGATCAGGTCGAGTGGCATCACTGGGATGAGAATTCCCTTCCCTACACCGCTGGCCCGCAGGACGCATTCATCAAAAAGGGCTGGAAGGGTGCGCCGAGCCGCGGCGGGCTAAAGCTCGCAACGGCGACCGGAACCGTCGACATCTATCGATTCGCGGACATGACGTTCCACGAGCGGGAGATCGCCAAGTTCGAAGCCAAGGGAATCGACATCGTCGAGGAGTACACGAAGAAGATCGCGCGACAGTCCGCAAAGCATCACTCGCGCACGATCGGTCAGTATCTCAGCAACTCGGCGAACTACCTCGCCGCGAACGTCAACGGCTCGCCCGCGCCCGTTACGACAGTCACCTCGGATCTGATTTCTGACGTCAACGCAGGACTCGCACAGCTTGAATCACTCGGAATCGACATCGAGGACTACAAGATCTGCGCCGTGTATCCTCGCAGCGTCGCTCGCGAGCTCACGCTACTGAACCAGGTTCGCGACTTCTCGGCGATCTCGGACAACGCGCTTCTGAAGACAGGATTCAGCCCGCGCGGCACGGTCGAGAATTTCTGGGCGAACGCTTTCGAGCTGCCGATTGAGGGCATTCCGTTCGGCGGTCGAACGCAGAACGCAGCAGGCACGACGTCGGAGCACATGAACCAGGACATCTCGCTCGTCCTGGTTTCGAAGGACGACCTCATTGGCGGATTTATTCGCACGCCGACATTCGGCGAAGAGGGCGCACTCGGTCGCGTTGTGCAGTACACTCCCGAAAAATTCCCGAATTCACTCGGGGTCTATATCGAAATGGGCTACGGCGTGATTCGTCCCGACGACGGTGGTCGATTCGCTTACCTGCTCGACGGCGTCAGCTAATGCCGGAAGCGACTCACATCTACACCGGGCCGTGCGCTTGTGGCTGCGTCGTCGACGGTGTGCGCTACATGGTGCACCCTGGCGATCGGGTCGCATTTGGCCCAGACGATCTCGACGCTCGCGCGGCTGATCGTCTGGGCGAGCACTTCGTTTCGCTGTCGGACTATGTGCCACCAGCGAGCGACGTGTCGGTCGACGAGGCGGTCGACGTGGCTTCGGGTCCGGCATGGGCTCGAGTCACGGTGGCCGAGCTCGCCGCGATTGCTGACGGATTCGAGGCATTTTCGAAGGGCGCACTCGCGGCGCTTTGTCGGATCGGCGGGCTCAGTAGCTCGGGGTCTGTCGGCGCTTTGCGTGATCGGCTTTTCACGGATCTTGAAGCGAGCGCGCCCGTCGAGGCTCAGGTCGACGATCAGGTTTTTTCGTCGATCGACGATATCGACAAGATGGATCCTGAATTTGGACTTCCGCCCGAGGCGGTCTGATGTCGACCGAGTATCGATACCGAAACGACTATCCGTCTGGGCCGTGCACAATTACGATTCGAGGCGAGCGCGTGCCGCAGGGCGAGTCGTCATCATGGGGCGAGCGGCTCCTCGAGGATACGCGAGAAATTCGTCGCGGCTGGATTGTCGAGGAGCGTCGCGAGACGTCGTCGACCACCAGCGCGAAGCGCGTCAAAGCATCTCCGAAGAAAAGAAAACCAGCGACGAAGGGGTGATTCGTGTCGTTAGAGTTGAACTATTTCGGCACGACGCTTTCCGCGCTAGCATCTGAGGGGTTTGGAATCACGCTCGACTCGAGCTCGGTTCCGACCCTGACGAACGGTCAAGCGGCTTACAAGCGCAGGGTCGGTCGGGCGAATGCGTTCGTGCGGTCGCTCAATATCGACCCTGACGGGCTGACCGACGCCGATTCGGAAACCTATCAGGTTGCGGCGCTCATCTGCGAGCATTTGGGAAAGGCTTACTTGTACGAAGCGACAAGGCCCGACGAGGATGGTCGAGCAATGGCTCGACATCATCTCGATCAGGCTGACCGAATGAAAGACGAGCTCCGCAAGCGCATTCGAGAAATGGGCGAGCAGGCGTCGTCGACGGCGGGCAAGGTGCAAACGTCAGCGTCGACCGCTCGACGAAATAACCGAGCGACCAGAATGTCGCAGGAAGATCGGCTTTCGCGCTGGCTCAACAAGGGCAAGCGACCATGACGACCGGATTCCTGACGCTAAAGGTCGACGGGGGCGAAGTCTCCGAGGCAATCGCCGTCGCGATTTCCGCCGTTGACGACCTGTCGCCGCTTTTCGAAGCGGTGCATCCTGCTTACCTGGCGAACGCTCGACGAATGTTCGGCTCTGCCGGTTTCGGTCGTTGGCCCGGAGTCGAGGCTGACGGGCTGCAATATCAAACCGTGAAGGGCAAAATCCTCGGCTGGCAGATGTCGTCGGCGGATTTGCTTAGGTGGGATCGATTCGGCGGTCGCGAGCGGATTTATCCATCGATGACGCAAGCGACGCACCCGGAAAACGTCGCAGAAATCGAGCCGCGTCGAGCCACGTTCGGCACGTCGGTTCCTTATGCCGTGAACCATGAAACCGGCAGCGGCGTCGGGCCGAAATGGGGCGGCTCGAAGTCGATTCCGAAACGCGAGCTGACACTGACCGATCGCGAATTTACGATGGACATTCAGCAAGCGGCGAGCGACTACGCGGGACTCGTCGCAGAAACGGTCGGCCGAACGACCGTCGGGCTGACCTCGTCGGAGGTGCTTCTCGAGGTGACAGGGCGTCGCGGCTTTCCGACGAGGGATTGACGATGGCAATACCGACCACCAACGGAGCGCCCGAGGTTCTCGACTACGTGCAAAGCGTGCTGTCGTCGTATCTTCCCGACGAGCTCGACACGCGAAACACTGACACCGGGCTCGCGGTAAAGGTGCCCGATCGGTATCGGAGAATCGAAAGTCTGCCCGAGCAGCGCGTCGGCACGGATTGCGTGCTGGTGCTGACGGGCTCGAAGACTGTCACCAGGCACGACGCCGCGAAGCGTCGCCTTTCGATGGTCACAATGCTCGCGATCACAGCGCAAACCGCGGGCGCTATGTCGCAGCATGAAAAGTTCGCCGAGTCGCTCTATGTGCTCGCCGAGGCTGTCGAGCTCGTGCTTCATTCATATGTCAGAGAAGCGAGCGGCTCCTCGACGGCGGGCGTCATTAGATACGAGCCCGAGGGAATCGAATACTCGCCGCCGTTTCAGCTTACGCGCGGCGGCGTTTGGGCGCTCGCGGCAAATGTTCGCGGCGTGCTTCATCAAAATCCGTACCGAATCAACATCAGCTAGAGAGAACAAATGGGCACAGCAATCACCGACAAGCGCGGGACGTTTTATGCGTATCTGCAAGCGAATAACGCAGTTGTCACCAGCTACACCGCGCCGACGATCACGACCGACGCGATTCGAATCATCGAATGCACTTGGGCTCGCGAGGGTGGATCGATCGTTCGCGACGGTCACGACGAAGCGCACGACGGAGGACTGAAGCCGCTCGCGGGACCAGTCACGCGAATGTGCACCGTCAAGGTCGAACGACGCTCGAGCGTGACCTCGGGCGACGCTGCGACGTGGCAGCAAAACGCGCTTTGGCAGATGTGCCCGCCGATCGTGGTCGACGACTCGGGCTCGACGGTTGCGGTCACTCCGACGGGCGGCAGGCTTCAGGGGTTGTTCGGGAATTACGCGACGATCGCTTATTACGAGCGCGACGGAAAGCGGAAAGCCGCGATCAACTGCTTCGCGATCCCAGTGTCGACCGAGGCCGAGGCGGGCGGAATCATCATCGACACTTTCGAGATTCGCGGTCAGCCCGTAAACTCGGCGAGTGCCGCGACGGATGACGTTGCGCAGATCTCGACGCACCAGGTCACGACACCGGGCAGCGGCGCGGGCTCGTTCTCGATTAAAGACGATTCAGGGCGAATCGTGTCGGGCACCTATACGGCGGGCGGGAGCAGTAGCGCGACAGCGACAGCGCTCGAAGCCGCGATCCAGTCCGCACGAATCGCGTCGGGATATACGTTCTTCGACGAGTCTGTTTCTACCGACACCGTGACGATCACGAGCCAGGAAGCAGGGCGCCCGATGACGATCACGATCACAGTCCCGAGCGGCGGCGGCGCGACGAACACGACACCGACGCCGAACAAAAACTACTCGACCTATCCAACCTACGCGAACGACTCCGAGGTTCCGACGGTGTTCATGGGCGCGACGGTGACGCACCAGGTCGACGGTGAGCACGTCCTGAACATCTCGAAGTTCGCGCTTCAGTATGGGTACTCGATGAGCCAAAAGAAGGTCGGCGGGGATTCGGCGGGCACGAACACGGGCTACGCAATTCCGCGCGTTTCAGGCGCGACGGCTCCGACCCTGTCGATCTCATGCGACGCGCAGAACGGCGCCGACTATGATGTCGACGAAACGTGGCGAACCGGAACCGCGACCTCGTTCACGCTCGCCGATTCGCCGCACACGATCACATGTCCGCAGGGCGTGATCATGGACCCGAGTGAGGCCGATAATGACGGCGACCGCGGTTGGGATTATACGCTGAGACTCTACTCGACCGGCTCCGCTACTGACATGTGGAGTCAGGCGTTCGCATAGCCTTCGGAGAATCATGCCTATCACTCGTGCCCGTGACCATTTCGACATTCGCTGCGACGGCGTCATATACGAGCTCGTCGTCGAACGTCTGCTGAAAACCGAAGCGAGGCAGTTTGCGACAGCGATTCAGCCCGCCGTCGATTCCTTCGAGGCAGCAAACGAAGCGTACCGAATCGAAACCGCCCAGGCTAAAGCAGAGGGTCGAGCGCCTGATTTTTCATCGCTCGACCCGTTGCCGAACGTGTCTGACGAGCTGTTCGCTGTGTCGCTTCCGGTGATTGCGGCGCGGGCCGTCGAGGTGACGATTCGGGACGGTGACGACGTCGAAACCTTCGACGCGGTCGCTCGTCGCGAGGAATTTGCCGAGTTCGTCGACGCGAAGATTCCCGACGGGCCGATCATTTACTGGGGCCGACTCATGAGAGAGGCCAAATCGGGAAACTCGATCGCGCGCGTCGGATCGCCGGACTAGCGCGCGCAGTCACGAAACCGGATCAAAGGTGCTGGGATTGCACGGATACACAGAAGATCACGCGATTCTGCCCAGTGCGGCTCGATCACGAGGACATGCGCCCCGACGGGCATCTCGAGCGCGACTGCACTTGCGACGCCTGGTGGGTTCGCACGGAGTCGAGGCGACGAGTCGAGGCCCCTCGGGCGGTCGGAGGGATGAACAAAAACCCCGAGGAGCTCGCGCCGCCTGGAACGTGGTTTGCTCTGATTCAGGAGATCGCAAGGTGCATCGATGCGGACCCACATGGGACCGCGGACAGGATCGACGCGGACACGTACGAGCTCGCGAATCAGTATTTGATCGAGGAGCGTCGAGCGATCAACCGCTGGAACGAATGGCTCAACAAATCGAACCGGGGCTGAAATGGCGCGCGTAGTAATTGAGATCGACGGAGACGCTTCAGGAGCCGAGGCGGCGCTCGGCGACGTGCAAAGCTCGCTGGGCGACCTCGACAGCGCGTCAGAATCGGCAGGGGGCGCGGTCGGTGGGCTGAACGCGAAGCTCGTCAACGCGGCGTCGGCGGTCGGAATCGCGAAGGCTGGATTTGAGCTGCTTCGCGGCGGAATCAATATGCTGTGGGAATCGACCGAGCGATACTTCACTTCTACGGAGGAAGGGCAGCAGATGTGGGAAGACCTCGAGCGCCAGGGTCGAGCGCTTAAGGGAATGCTGTTCGAACTGTTCATCGGCACCAGCGATCAAAACGAAGCGTTCGCGCGAATGAGTGCGATCATGGGCGACCTTGTTTCGGTCAGTCGCGGCGCGGTCGCTGTCGTGTCGCCGTTGATTAGCCTAATCCGCGGCGGCGTAGGGTTTACGCTCAATTTCGCGTCTGCGCTCGCTGGCGTTGACAGGGAGGCACGAGCAGCGGCGCGCGGGCTCGACGGGCTCCAAGATGAAATCAGCGAAGCCCAAAGAAGAATGGAAGCGTTCCAGGAAGCGTTTAGCGCTCCCTCTGGGACAGACACGATCAACCGGTTGTCCGAGTCCCTGGCTGACGAGCTCGGACCAGGATTGGCGCAGGCGTTTGAAGATGTCGCGGGCGTCATGTTCGACATCGAAATGCAGTCGGCGAACACTTCGCAATCTGTCGGAACATCGCTCAATAGATTTCAGACAGCGCTGTCGCAGTCTGCTCACATTGTGCCCGGATTTAGGCATCAGCTCCGCGAGCTCGCCCGGACTGAAGAAGGGCGAGTTCACATTTTTAATATTTCGCGGCTCGCAGATGTCGAGCACCAGAACCAGCAGCTCGCACTAGCAGCCGCAGCAAGAAACAGCGCAAGCGCAACGTCGAGCGCGTCAAGCGCGACCGAAGAACAGTCGATATCAGCAGAGGAGGCCGCGATCAGTGTCGCGAGACTGGCGGTCGCAACAGGAAACGCGACGCTTCAGATTTTCGAGCAGAAGCACGCGCTCGACTTGCTGAACGAGGCACTCGCGCAAAAGGCTGATCGCGACAAAATCGCGAGCGAAATCGCAGTCAGTCAGCTCGAGCAAAAGCGGTCACTGATGGAACAGGAAGCGGAATTCGAGCGCGCCCAGATCCAAAAGACCGAGGCGCTTCAGGAGGCGAAGGCCGAGCGGGAGGCCGCGCGCGCCGCCAAGCAGCAAGAGCGCGTCAACCTGGCGAAGTCAGGATATCAAACGCTGACTAACTCGGCGGTTTCGATGGCGGCTGCGAGCATAAAGTCGGGCAAGAAATCCGCCGAGGAGACTCGAAAGATGATTGGCGACGAGCTCGTCGCGCTTGGCGCAATGGGGCTCGCGAAGTCTGCAATGATGCTCTTTGAGCCCGGAAAGCAGGCGCTTGCGGTTGGGCTCGGCGTCGCGTCAGTCGCCGCAATGGCGCTCGGGGCGAAGATGGGCGCGACCGCTATCAGCGGCGGCGGCGGCGTCGCGGCTCCGGCAGCGGGTCAAAGTCAAAGCGTGACGAACGTTACCTTTCAAAATAATTTTGCCCAGATCGGCAGCCGCGACCAGTTTCTTCGAGTGACTGGCGACGCGTTTCAAGAAGCTGTCGACGAGGGTTATATTGCATTGCCGAGGGGCGCATAATGGCGGCACACTTTCCGGTTATCAGTAGGCAAATCGCGCTTACGGGCAATATCGGAGTCGGCACTCCGGGCAGCCCGTCAGACGTAAGCGTAACGACGTCGGGCGTCTGGTCTTTTGCTTCTGAAGCGTCAGGCGTGCCTTCGAGCGACTCGCTCGCAAAGCATCTCGGCGATCGGCTCGATACCGTTTCGGGCGTGACCTATCAGAATGCCTCGTCTTCGTATGACATGACAGCGCCCGCTATGTTTCCGGTTTACCGCCTGGTGTGCGCGACCTCGTCGCAGCTATCAGTGCAGGCGGGCTCGTCGAGCTCGATCACCATGACCGACATCGGCGTCGACGGAACCATGACGAGCGGGATACCTGCGAGCGGAACCGTGACACTGACCAGCGAGATTAATTGCGCGGGCTGGTGGTCAGCCGGAATCGAGCTGACAAAACAAACGCGACCCGATCGGCACGAGTATCGCGATTTCGGCAGCGTGTACGATGGCACCGTCGACGAAACGGATTATTACGGGCGGCGGCAGTCGCTTCGCCTCATGTGGGAGCAGGTCGAGGACGCCAACGTCTTTCTTCATCGAGCCCAGAATTCGACCTATGCGGCGCTGGCAGGTCGAGACGTAGACGATCCGAATGGGTTGATTAACGACGCGAACGGGCTCCTCGAGTATTTCTGCCGGGGCGAAACGTTCCGAGTTTATTTCGCGCACGGCGACTATCTGACGATTCGAAAGCAGGAAGGCGGGCGGATTCGCGAGCTCGCCGACTGGGTGACTGAGTATCCTGACGACCCGAGGCGCTCGACGGTTAACCTTCGCGGTTGGAAGGTGGTCTGAATGGCTGCAATATCAACCGACGACAAGGTCACGATCGTTAGGATTGCGGGCGTGGGGGCATATAGCGCAGGCGCGAAACAGTACGCTTACAGGACACCAGGCGCCGCGCTTTCGTATACGACAGCGGCGACGACGGTGTCGGCGATCGTTAAGCATCCGACGATCTCACCAGCGAGGCTCGACCCGTTGGAGCCGATCGGGCATGGCGGCGGCGTGTCGGTCGAGCTCGCCTATCTGAATGATCACGCGTTGATTACGCCGCTCGCTCGTCGCACGGTTGCGCCGCTCAAAGGGCCGAATAACGAGGACGTGACGACGACCGCTTTTGTCGCCTCGGGTGATTCCTCGATGGTCGTGTCGAGCGACGTGTCGTCGGTTCTCAGCGCGAGCGATCTGATCTGGTTCGGGACGGCGTGCGCCATAGTGACGAGCGTTTCGGGCTCGACCGTTAATTTCACAATGGGCCAGCTCGGCACGGGGTTGCAAGATGTGCCTTACGTCGGCACGGGCGCCCAGATTTTTACGTCATGGCCTGACCTGATAGGTCGACGCGTGACGATATCGGAATCGAACGCGACGATCGGAAGCGAGGGCGCTGAAACGATCATATATCGAGGAATCGTCGAGGCTGTCGTTCCTGACGGGCCGCGGCTGACGCTCCGCACGAAAAGCCGAATGCAGCAGATGTTCGGCGACGGCGGGCGAAAGTTCTTCGCGCCGCAAGGCACTAGCAGCAGCTCGGCGTTTCTGATCGACGGCTCGATCGTCGGCGGATTCTGGGACTATCCACGAAATACGCTGTGGGATGATCCGACGTGGGTCTATCATCGGTTGATTTCTCAAGATGGACGATGGGCCGTCGTTAAGATGGTCGACAGCGGCACGGGCGGCGCTGACTTTCGGCGCTACGTGCCAGACACGACCGGCCCGAATATCGTGCAAATGGGCCAAGACGACGAGGTTTATCCTCCGAGCCGCTGGAGTGAACTGTGGGAATCCGGGCGCGGCACGGGCAGGATTCGCGCCGAGTACGCATGGGTTCAGGCGGATCAGACTGCGTCGGATATTTTTCTCGACTTGCTTCAGGGCGACGCGCTGCCGTGGTCGGTTTGCATGAGGCTTTCGAGCGACGAAATCAACGCGACCGAGATTGCGACAAAGATCGACCGCGCGACTGACGCGATCGGCGTGATTCGGTCGTTCGGCGTCCCGAGCGAGTTCGGTGATCTGTTCGTCATGCCGTACTACGAACCATCCGACGAGCGGCTCGCTGATATCATGGCCGAGGAGTTCCTCGGGCCGCTCGGGCTGGCATTGGCGCCCGACAAAATGGGCGTGATCACTTGCGTCGACTTCCGTCAGGTTTTCATCATCGACGACACCGTTTCGTCGGCTGACATCAAAGGCGGCGCGATTGGCCCGACACCGCGGTCGACGAAAACCGTCGTTCGAATGTGGTCGTTCACGGCAGACATAAACGGAACAAAGCTGACCGAGGAAGTTCACAGCGTACTTGCGACGATGCTTCACGGCGGCGGAAAAACGAAAAAATACGAGGTAAAGATTCTCGCGTCAGAAGCGAATCTTCTGACTTTGAAAGGGCGAGCTCAGGCGCTTTCGGCGACCTTCGAGCGCGCGGTTCCCGAGGGCGGATTTTCGGTCGGCTCGGCGATCGACTCCGATGTCGGAAACGTGCTCCAAGTCACATGCTCGTCGCTTCCTGGCGACGATGGTGTTCGCGGAAGCGACGCGCAAAGATTCTTCGTGACCGAGTGGGGGCGCGACTCGGGCGGAGCTCCTCGGCTGCGCGGCATGTTCCTCGGCACGGACACGGGCGCAAAGTGGGCGCCTGCCGCGCGGGTACAATCCTACACGGCAGGCACGATGACGATCTATTCGCAGGTTTTCACGGATCCGAGCGAGTCAGATGTCGACTCGGACAAGTTCGCCGTGAACGACAAGATCATTCTTCTCGACCAGTACGGAACGCAGAAGGTCGGAGCGAAGACGATCACAGGTATTTCGACGAACAAGCTCGTCGTTTCGGGCATGGGGGTCGCGGCAGATGGCGACTACGTGATTCTCGCACCATACGATTCAACCGGACATGATAACGAGTGGACATGGCTCGCGGATAACTCGGCTCGACTCGGCTCGGCGAATGACGTCGCGCCCGTTTGGACTTGAATCAGGGATATTAAATGGCGTTCACGGTTCCGGCAGAGTGGCAATATATCGACGGAACGCACCAGGTCGCTCCTCGTGCGCCGATCGTCGGAGGCAAAACCGGCAGCTATGCGTTCGACGCGTTGATTGCTGATCACCATTTGGTTAGAGCGAGCCGAATGCCCGCCGTGCTGGCAATGGCGAACACTGACGCCTGGACCACGACCGCGGGACCGGGCAGCGGCGTCGGTAGCTGGGCGAGTTTCGGCAAGGTCAAGTTCGAAACTCAGGCAGGATTTGACGGGCGGCTGAACGTGACCGCATGGGCGCAAGATTGCCAGGGCGGCGCGGGCGGCGTCTATGTCGCCGTGTTCAATACCTCGAGCGTGCTTCAGGCATCCGCGACGCTGACGAACACGTCGAGCGGAACAAAGCAGGAATTGACCGGAAGCATCACCGGGCTGTCGGCGTCGACCGAGTATCTCATCGAAGTGAGATTTGCGGCGCGAACTGCCGGATCTCCGACGGCGATGCTATATGGCGTGCTCGTCGAGCCGCGGGCGCTGACCTCGTCGACCATCGACGACAAGCTCGACGACCAGCGCGCAAAAGACGACGAATCCGCGAGCGCTTTGCTGCCCTATCGAATCCGCGAGAATCTGATCGCGTCAATGCGCGAGCGAATGCCGCAATGCGCGCACGTATATCCCGACGAGAGCAAGATTCAGATGTCGGCGCCGGAAGTGTCGACGCATCCTGATGAATGGTGGGGAATTCCGATCGTGGTGCCAGTGCCTCGGGGCGCGGTCGAGGTTGGCGTCCGGATCGTTTACGAGGTGGCGACGGCTTCCGTAAAGGCTCGTCTTCGCGTGATCGGCGGCGATATCGGATCGGCGGTCACGCTATCGACGACAGGCTCGACGACCCTGTCGAGCGACCTGACGGTCGCGGTCAGATCTGGCGACTCGCGCTCGGCGCTTGTTATGCTTTCGTTCCAGTCGACTAGGGGCTCGGCGGTTGCCGTTGCAAATGGCGCGACGAGTGCCGACGGGCTGGCATCTCGAAAGGTCGCGCTCTCCCTTTTGTCGGGGTCGGTCACGGCGCACAGCGTGATCCAGAACGCAGGATCTTCAAAGCCTGCGACCTATATCGGCAGCGTCAGCGGCGGCACTAACATCACGATTTGGCCCGAGCGTTGGCCGATTGCCGATATCTTCGGCGGATCGGTTTATACGCTCGGAAAAATTAAGCTGCATTCGGTCGGCGTCGAAGTGAAGGCTGACGCGTCGTCGCTCGTCGACTTTTCTGTTCCGACGACTCGGTTCATGAGCGTCGACAAGGTCATGCAATACGAGACGATCACGAATCTCGACGCGGCGTCGTGGGAAATTTATTCGGGCGCGTCGCGATGGTATGCCATGCGACCGACCGCGGCTGCGCTGTCGTCGTTCTTCGGAGTCTCCGAGGCGTCAGGAGCTCCGGCAGCGGGCGCGATCGTAGAACGTCGAGCCGATTCGGAGGGAATCGAGGTTTCGCTCCTCGTGATTTCTTCGGGATTTGGAAACCGAGTCGTCGAAACGGAAGTCACGATTCGAGCCGTCAACGGCGGAACGTCGGGCTCGATCACGATTGTCGGCTCGGTTTCAGATGACATCTTTGTCGGAACTGTGCAGGGCGAGCAGCTCGCAACGCAGGTCGCGGGATTGACTGACGGATTCGGAACGACCGATTGGAGCGCGCAAGATCTGATTCGAGAATCCGAGGCCGAGCAGCTCGGAGTGATCAAGGGGATCGCACCCTGGCCCGCTGGATCTGGCGTCGGCGATGTGCTCGAGGTGACTTGCACGGTCGGGGACGGAGTGAGGCACGTATTCGGCGCGAGTCTGCGCGAGTGGGTGCGACCTCGCGGCGGCTGACCGTTCCGCCGAGTTGCCTCGTCGGCGCTTGTTCTCATAATCTCACCAGGTCGCGAACGCGGCTTTTCTTCTGATCAGAGAATCGACAGCACATGACGAGCGGCGCAAAATGCCTCGGCGACGAATGCCCGCGACATCTCGACGTCAAGGAGCTCGCCCGAGCTGCCGAGTTCACTGGTGACGCAATCGCAAGCGCTCGGCTTTTGTTTTCGGATCTGCCGGATTCGCTTCAGCTTTTGATATCGGCGCTCGGCTGGTCGCAGGCGGCAGACGAAACTTTTGCCACGATGACCGCAGGACAGCTCGACACGTTCTCGCAGGCGGTCGCATTGTGGCAGGCGGCGCACGACCTCGAGCCCGACGGAATGCCTGGGAGAATGACACGCGCGGCAATGGCGAAGGTCGACGCGGTCGATCGGTTCGCTCGCGTGCGCTCCTCGCTTGCGCTCGATTTGCCTCGATACGCTCCTCGGGCCGACGAAACGGTCGAGCTCGCGCTCGCCGCTTGCGAGGTTCTTGAGCTGCCCGAGCAGGTCGCCAGCGCTGACGGACTGCACCATATCATTCGACGCGAGTCGGGCGGATACGTTGGGCGACCGAACTACACGATTCATCTTGACGGCGTGCAGATGTCGCAGACGACGACCGTCGACGATTGGCCGAGGGTATGGTCGAGACTCTGCTCGGGTGACGTGCGCGGGCTATGGCCCGACGGCGTCAGTCACTCGACCGCTTGCGGGCTCGGGCAACTTCTGTCGTCGAATATGGCGCAACTGTCGCCGATTGGCGTCGAGGGCTACGGCGACGCGCTCGCGGAAATGTGCGCGTTAATCTCTTACGTTCTCGCGCGCTATCGATCACCAGGCGCGACAGCGGTTCAGGCGTTCGACGACGCTTGGGAATTTTACACTCTGCCGCAATTTGACGGTCCTAAATCGGAGCGCCCTAAGTGGTGCCGCTATTCCTGGCGAGCGCTCAAAAAGTACGGCGGCGGAAACCTGAAACCGGGCGAGGGGTATTGATTGTGATTATTGAAAAACTGAAGTCTGCCGACACTTGGTTCGGCGCATTTGTCGCGGGAATTATCGCGGCGGCTCTCTACTTGATCCAGGCGGCGAACGGCGTCGCGCCCGAGCCGCCCGAGCTCGTCGAGGACATGGTCGAAACGCTGTCGACGGATATCTTGGGCGAAACAACGCCCGACGGCCTCGTCGAAGGGTCAGCCGATGAAGGGTCAGCCGATGAAGGCTCGGGCAGTGAATAGGCTCGCGACGCTTTGCGCGCTGGTGGTCTGCCTGTCGTCGAGCTCGTGCTCGGGCGTGCAGATTTCGACCGCTTGCGGCGTCAGTGGCAAGCTGCTCGCTCATCTTTCTTTCGTCGCCGAATTTGCCTGTCACGCTTTGGGCGCCGACAGTGCAAAATGCGGAACGGCGGTCGACGCGCTGAACGTGGCGTCTGACGCCGCGGCGCTTTGTTCCTGATGGCCGAGCATCGATATCGCGACGAGCTCGCGATGGTTGTCGTCGTGTCGCTGGTGGTTCTCGTCGTGCTCCTCGCAATGTGCTCGGGCCGATGATCGCCAGCGCGCAAGCGGAACCAGACGAGCCGACCGAGGCAGGCGACCGCGTCGTCGAATTACTTCTCGAGGTGACTGCCGAGCTGACCGGGCTGTCTCTCGCGCTCCGGAACTACCGTGACCGACGTGTCAGAGACTCTCGATCCATTATTCGCTGACCTTCGGGCTCGGATCTCTGAAATCAAGGTGGCACTCGTCGGAAGCATGACGAGTCGCGGGCTATTGCACGACGTCGACCTGATAAACGCTCGCGTCGACTCGCTATCGCTGAAGGTCGAGGAGCTCGACGCGGCGCTCGTGCGACAAAACTCGATCGTCGCTCAGGCGCCGCCGTCGCCGTCGACCGTCGTCGAGATCGTGAAGATTCTCGCATCGCCTTCGGGCGTCGCGGTCGTGTTTCTGCTTGTCGCTGCGTTGGCGATTCTCATCGGGGGCGGGCTCGGTCAGGCGACCGACGTTCGAGACATTCCGATTCCGACGCCGCACCAGGCGCCGCACCAGGTCGCACCAGGATCAGAAGCATCGCCCGCGCTCCTCGAAAGCATGAGCGACGAGGACAGGGCGGCGCTGAAGGTGCGCGTCCTTCAGGAGCTCGACGGGCTGCTCCGGGACGTCGACACCTAGTTTCCAGCGAGCATCAGCGCCCAGGCGATCACGAGCGGGAAGGAAAGCACGGCGCCCGCGCAAATGCTCGCAAAGGTCCATTTGATGATCAATACCACCATCGAGTCGAAGGGGATCTTTACGTCTGTTATTGTTACGGTCATTGTTTTGCTCCGGGTGTGCGCCATTCGGCGCGGTTATGGATTCACGGCGCGGTCGAGATCTTCGACCGCTAGCGCGAACACGTCGAAAAATTCGCGATAGGCTCGCGCGGCGTCAACGTCGAGCATCAGGTCGAGTCGTCGCGCCGCGGCAATGATCACGCGAGCGGGCGATTCGATATCGGGTCGCCTGACTGGCATCGGCCTTTGAGCTCGCGCTCGCTTTGCGTTTGGCGGCGCTTCGACGCGATGGATCGCCGATGACGGGCTTTGCGATTGCGGGCGACGAAACGTGAACACGGTTCTGTTTTTGGCGTGCCACTCGATAGCGTGTGGGCTCGGGAATCCCTGGCTCCAGAATCCATCGGCTCGACGCAATCGATAGCACTCGTTTTCCATTCGTATAACCTCGCATGATCGCAGCACGGGTCGCGAGTATCGAGGCTTCGTCGCTGTCATCATGTCGACCGCTGTCGACGTTTGTCTTCACTGGCTCGGCTTTTTTCGTCGCGATACTTCGCCGCCATCGCTTGCACGGTTTTCTCCGGGTCGTCGGATCCGAGGAGTAGACCGACATGGTGAGTCGTCGCCATTCGTTCCGCGACTGGCATCAGGTCGACAGGCACCTTCGAGAGCGCGGCTCGAAGCGTTTCGCGTCCTTTGTCGGTCATTTCGGTAGTCTTCACTGCGCGATTGTAAACCTCGAGCGCTTGCGGCGACATCGGCTCGGCGTCGGTGGCGAGCAGCTCGCCGACGAGCTCGACGAATCGCGGGCGCCAATGGTGCCCCGGAAGATCCGTCACGTCGACGACGCAGTCGATCAGCTTCTCGCCTGGTGTCGCTGAGAGCGTCGAACTGACCACGTCGAACGGTTGCGGGCATTCATAGCGCCATGCCCACGACTCGAGCACTAGTCGCGCATAGGCTGACGCGGCGCGAAGGTGTGCGCCTGTACTTCTCGCGCCGTCGACCGTCGGCACGTCCAAAAGCGCGAGCCATTCCTTCTCGGTTAGCTTCTTTCCGTTTTCCGTTTCGAGCGGCTTCAGCCTGTCGAGCAGCTTAAAGCGTGCGAGGTGGTCAGTGTTCGACGTGTCGAGTTCGACCAGGTCGCACAGCGCGTCGAGGAGCTCGCCGAGCATCGGGTGCGCTTGCTGGTAGATCGGAACAGCGGTTTCGCGCGTGCGCTGGATTCGCTGAAGCGTCAGCTCGTGCGCGGCGACTAGGTCTGCCTGCGCGGATTTCGCTTCGACGAGTGCGCGGTTCGGCGCTGGTGCGCTTTTCTTTGTTTCGACGACCTCGACGACGACCTCGGCTGCTTGCGCCGCTGGTGCGGGCCGTGCAGCGATTCGAGGCTCGGGCACTCGACTCGCGTCGAGCTCGTGCGGGACATAGAAGCCGCCGACGACCTCGGGATATACCGCGCGGCAAATCTCCGACAGGCATCGAGCTCGCAGCATTTGTCGAGGGTAGCTTCGCCATGTGCTCGAGTTCGTCAGGTTTGCACGCCTTGCGTCGTCGATCGTCCACGTGCGGGCGAATTCGTGATCGGGGTCATCGGTTCGCGCGGTCGTCATGGTGACGCGCTCGGGCGTCGCGACGGTTTCGCGCAAGTACAGGCACGACCTCGAGCTGCGAGTGATCGCGCCCATTAGGTCAGCACTGAGCGTCGGCTTTCCCTTTATGACGTGGATATTCTGCACGCTTTGAAGCGCTGACAGCCCGAGCGAAGCGCCGTGCATCATGGCGACGATCAGCTTTTGCGGCGTATCCATTCCCGCGGGCGCCATGCCTGATTCCGCGATCGTCTTTGCGAGCCACATCGATTGCTCGACGTTGCGCGGCTCGTAAATGTTCGAAGGTCCCTCGAGCTCCTGAATCCCACTCCGCGAGCTCGAGGGTGACGCGAATTGCGTCGAAACTGTATTGGCGCGAAGCGACACGACCTGATCGTCGGCGCTCAAAGGAAGCACACGGCGACGAGCGCCCAGACGAGCAGGAGCGCGGCGGCTCGTGCGATTGCGGTTGCGGTGACTCGGACAGCGGTTCTGACGTTCATTTTGTGACTCCGGGTGTGATGTTGGTTTTCTGAATTACTGAATTACGACGCGCCAAGAATCGTCACTGGTGCAGATCGTCAGGATCTCGCCAGCTTCGTATTCTTGCGAGTGACGCGCTTCTCGCTCGAAGTGTGCCGACGCGGCGTCCCGGCTGTCGAATTGGCTCGGGTGATACTCTAGAGGCCAGGGCGTATCGTCTGACGGGTCGAGGACTGCTGTTATTGTGACGTTCATTTTTGTGACTCCGGTTGGGGTGCTGGTTTCGTCTCAGGCTCAGAAGGTAGCACCCTGACACCCGTTGTCAAGTGACACCCGTTGACAGGTGACACCCGTTGACAGGCGTTGCCCCGGGGCTATAGTTTGGCGCGACCTCATAACAACGGGCTAGTCATGAATCCACCGACCGAGCGTCAGCTCGACCTTCTTTGCTTCGTCGCGCAGTACATAGAGAAACGCCAGCACGCGCCGTCGATTCGAGAAATCTGTGACGGAATAGGCGTCAGCGGTACGGGCTGCGTTCTGGGCCACCTCGAGAGAATGGAGCGGAAAGGGCTCGTCGGGCGCTTGCCTGGTGTCCCGCGCTCGCTGTGGGTCACTGGTGCAGGACTCGACGCGGTGCGGGCGGCGTCTCGTGCCTGATATCAGGCTTGGCGACTGCCTCGCAACGCTCCGCAAAATGCCCGACGCGTCGGTTGATTCCGTCGTGACGGATCCGCCCTACGGTCTCGGCAAAGAGCCGAAGGCGCGCGACGTTCTGCGGGCGTGGCTCGATGGCGAGGAATTCAAGCCGGGCGGCGCTGGATTCATGGGGCGCGCGTGGGATGCGTTCGTCCCTAGTCCGCTCGTCTGGGCCGAGTGCTTGCGCGTGCTGAAACCGGGCGGTCATCTCGTCGCGTTCGCTGGTAGCCGCACCTACGATTGGATCGTGATGGGCGTTCGGCTCGCGGGGTTTGAGGTGCGGGATCAACTGATCTGGATGTACGGATCGGGGTTCCCAAAATCGATGAACGTCAGCAAGGCGATCGATAGGGCGGCGGGTGCGGAGCGCCATGCGCTCGGGACCGCAAAGGGTGCGGCGACACAAGATACCGAGGCGCTCGGAGCGTTTGCGCCCGAATACGACATCACCGCCCCCGCAACCGACGACGCGCGAACGTGGGAGGGCTGGGGCACTGCGCTGAAGCCGTCGCACGAGCCGATCGTCCTGGCCCGCAAGCCGCTAGCCGGCACCGTCGCCGCGAACGTGCTGGAGCATGGCACGGGGGCGATCAATGTGGATGGGTGCCGGGTGGGGACGGATGTCGTCGGATGGGGAGGCGGCGCGGCTGGCGGCAACACGTGGAACGAATCCAACTGTGGACTCGCAAAGTCGGGGGATGCTCGCCCCGTGCAAGGCCGCTGGCCCGCGAACATCATCCACGACGGCTCGCCGGAAGTGCTGGCGGTATTTCCTGACGACGGCGACGAAAGCGCCGCCCGCTTCTTCTACAGCCCGAAGGCGAGCCGCGCCGAGCGCGAGCTGGGGCTCGCAGACTTCGCGCCCGCAACCGTAGGCGACGGGCGTCAGACCGCGAACGATACCGCCTATCAGCGCGGCAAGACCGAACGGCGCAACGTCCACCCCACCGTGAAGCCGGTCGCCGTCATGCGCTGGCTCACGCGACTCGTGACGCCACCGGGCGGCGTAGTCCTCGACCCGTACACCGGGAGCGGTACAACCGGCGTAGCGGCGGCGCTTGAGGGTTTCGAGTTCGTCGGCTGCGAACTGTCGCTCGAATACGTGGAGATCGCCCGCGCTCGCATTGCGCACGCTCGGGAGTTCGCGGCGATGTGGGAGCCCGACTATCAGGCACCCGACGAGGTTCACGAGGGTCAGCTCGGGCTTTTTTCATGATTAAAGACGGACATTTCCGAACGCACCGTTCGACATTCTCACACCCGATCGTCGGTATATCGCGACCTCGGCGCTTCGCGCTGTGGCAGTGGATGATCGGCGCGGCTTACTTCCGCGACGCTGACGAGCTCGCACGAGGACAATTCCTCGCCACCATGCGTCAGCTCGCGAACGTCGTCGACATGCCGCTCGCGACTCTGCACAAGTTCAAGGCCGAGCTCGTCGAGGCGGGAATGATCGAGTTCGCACCAGGTAAAACGAACCGGGATCCGGCGCTCTGGACCGTGACAAATTATGCCCGATTTCAGCCCGAATCGAGTGAACGGAAAAGTGAACGGAAAAGTGAACGCAAAAGTGAACGGAAACCGAACGGACCTTTGCCAGCTACTAACGGCGTTTTCGACGTAGCGCCGAACGGAAGCCGAACGGAAGCTGGAACGGAAAACCGAACGCAAAACCGAACACTAAAGAAAGAAAACCTTCAGAAAGAAAACCTTAGAACGAAAACTTCAGAAGGGAGCGCGGGCGGGCGCGAGGGGTTAGCGACGACGCCAGAAGCTACCCCCCTTTTTTATGATTCGAATTTCGAAATCAGGCGCCTAATCGTCGCAAGGTACACTGACCGCCGAGGATACTGCCCGCGCTCGATTCATTGGCGAGAGTTCAATCGAAACCGCGAGGAGCTCCTCGCGACCGATGACACGACCGACGCCGATATCTATCGAGGATTCGAGCTGTGGGTCGCAGCCGAGGAAAAGCGACCTGACGCCGCCGAGCGGGATCTTCCGCTGCACTGGTTCGCGCGCGACCTGGTGCGATGGGCGAACGCAGCTCGCCTCGAGCGTCAGGCAGCCGAAAAGCGGGCGCGCGGCTTCGACGGTGTCGCCGTTCCGACGATGCTGCCTGAAGGGTTCAACGAATGGTGATCGCGCACCTTGACAATCTGTCGAGCAGTGGTCACGCTTGTCGAGCGGTCCAGTCACCCGCTGTTAACATTTCCCGACTTCGGTCGGCGCCGTCTCCTCGAGTGACTGCGAGGGGGCGGCATTCTATGAGTCACACCATGAACATTTCGCACGATTCAATTCGCGGGCTCGCCAGCTTCGACGCTCGCGCCGAGCTGCTGATTCCCGATTCGCTGCCTCAACTCGCCGATTTCGACGGCGATTCGTGCGCCTGGTTAAAGGCTCGCGCCGAGTGGGCCGCGACCGATGTCGGGCGAGCATTCGACACGGCGCGGTGTGCTGCTATGCGCGAGCTCGACGAGCTCGACGTGACACTCGAGCGCGACAAGCGTCGAGCTCGTGCCGCTGCGATTGCTATCGAGCATTCGGACACGACGCGACACCCCGGCGGCGCTAGCTTTTCGACTTTCCTGCCGAGGAACGACCACCAGCGTCGAGCGCTCGCCGCGGTTAGCGGCTGGGCCGAGCTCGTTATATCGGGCGAATGGAAGCGCGAAAAGCCGACGAGGACTCTGATTCTCGGCGGGCCTGTAGGGACTGGGAAGTCTCACCTCGCAATCGGCGCCGTGCGAATGCTGGTCGAGCGAACGGGCATCAGTCCGATCGTCTGGAATGCCGCGGCACTGATTCGAGCGCTGAATCCGTTCGCGCATGATGACGGATCGAGGAGCGTCGAGCGCATTATCAGGGCAGCGACATCGGCGCCCGTGCTCCTCGTCGACGATATGGGGACGCGAACCGCGGCGTGCACGTCGAACCAGCTCGAGGGGCTGTTCCGAATCTTCAACGGTCGACTGCGTGCTGACCGCTGGAACATTCTGACGACGAACGTCGGCGGGATCATGCAGATGGTCGGCGGGGCGCCTGATTCAGATTCGACGGACGTTCATCGGATCGCGTCGCGACTGGCTGACGGCGGGCATCTTCTGCCGATAGGCGGTCGATGGAACGACGACGCGGGCGAATGGTCGCGGACCTATGCTGACCAGCGGGGGCAAGCATGAGCTCGATCTTTCCACTATTCGACTTTTCCGACGCTGCGACAGAATCCGAAAACCCTGCGCCGCCCGAGGCATCGTGCGCCGTGCAGATGTCCAACGAGGAATACCACCAGCGACCCGAAATGGGCTCGTCAGTCGTGAAGCGCGCACTGATTCACCCTGGCAGAATCGACGCGCCGAGCGGCATTCATCCGATGGCGGCAGCCTACGGAAATCGAATTCATACGGCAGTCGTCGAGCCCGAAGAAATTCATCGTCGGTACTGCGTCTCGCCGAATCCTGACGACTATCCTGACGCGCTTCGAACCGCTTCAGATTTGCGCGGCGCCCTAAAGTCGGCAGGCGTCAAAGGATACTCGGGCAAGAAATCCGCCGAGCTCGTCGACATGGTGCGCGAATCGGTGCCGGACGCGGTGCTCTGGTCTGACGTGCTGTCGCGTCACGGCTCCGAGTCGCAGGGCAAAACCTTCGTCAGCGCCGAGGAGTGGTCGGAAATGTATCGAGTAGCGGACGCGGTCGCGGATCACAGCGTGATAAAGGACCAGGGGATCTTTAAAGATGGAATCGGCGAGGCTTCGTTTTTTGCTGACGTGACTTATACGGACCCGAAAATCAGCGACCGATCGTGGGCGATGAAAGCTCGCCCGGACTGGCTTCAGATGGGGCGAAGGGTCAGCGACCTCAAGACATGGTCAGGCGGCGAAAGCGTCGAGTCGTTCTATCGAGCTGCGAATCGGTATCACTACGATCTGAGCGCGGCGCTATACCTCGACGTTTTGCGCGAGCACGGGCACGACTCCGACGTTTTCCAATGGGTGGTCGTCGACAAATCAACGGCGAAAACGGGCGGTCGGGTGATCGTGCACGTCGTCAAGATGTCGCCGCGGTTCATCGCGCAAGGTCGCGAGAAGCTCGCGGTCGCGCTGCGTCGCATTCACCAGTGGGAAAGTTCACGCGAGGCATATCAGCGCGAGTCGGAAGTCGAGCACGTGGCCGAGCCGCCCGCCTACGGTTGGCGAGGTTAGATAATGAACGATCTTGACTGGTACTTGGACGAGCAGACCCGCGAGACTGGCGAGCGATGGCCGGAACCGTGCTCTACATTCGTCAACGTCGACCCCGACGAGTATCCCGACCAGCCCGGCTGCGACCGGTGCGGGCATGGCAAGGGGGCGCACCGATGAGCGTCGACGAGCAGACGATCGAAAC